TTGTATTTAGCTCGTCTTTATCAACCTCTTTTGCGGTGCCGGACTGGTTTAATGGTGAAGATGCAAGAAACTCGAAATTAATTGATGCCAGACCATGATAAATATGTTCGTTAACACTGGTTTCCTGTACCTTAATTATCTCAACATCCTTTTCAACAAAACCGGCTGGCGGTGTAGGCACGTTACCTTCACCCATATTCTCTTTACTTGGCTTAATCAGCATTTTACTGTACGGCCCGGTTGCAACATAGCCAACACCGTGACAGGTATCACAGGTTACCTGGCATGGCACGTCATTTAATATGCCGGCAATACGCCCATTACCCTTACAATTTGTACACTCATTTTGTGTAAACTCCCAACGTTCAGGGTATAAGTGCAACACCTTAGCGGCCTGCAGGTCTGAGTATTCCCGCAAAGCCTCGTTAAATTCAGGCAGGATGCCAGAAATACGGCTATCGTAAAGCGTGTTATGCCCGTAAACATCAACAACAATGCCGCCCAATTTAAACGCAGGTAATATTCCAAGGCCGTGCTCAAAATAAAAGCCTTCCCCATATTCACCACGCCCGTTTATTTGATCGTAACGGGTAACTGATAAGGTAGTTACAACATAGAAACTTTTACCCTGCTTATTACCGCCGTAGATAGCTCCAACCTTATTTTCGGCAACCAGGTAATCACCCTCAACAAAATCAATAACATTGCAGCTATTGAATATTGTAGCTACTGGCTTTAAATATTCATTATCCAGTGTTGGTACCTCAATTGGGGCAACCAGTAATACAGCGTTTGCATCAATCAGGTAGTTTCGCAGCAATAAACTGAACGCCCAATTGGTTATACTTTCAAATAGCGGAAAATTGCGCTCTGCATAGTCATCCATTTTTTCACCTTCAACAATCCTATCAAAAGAAACGTCAGGGTATTTTATACTCCAATCGGATGAACGGCGAATTTTCTGTAAAGTGGTTTCGATCTTGCTGAAATACGGCTTTGTTTTTGGCACGAATATTTTTTTACGATAAGCCAAAACTTCAGCCGGCTCATTCGGCCTGCGTTCGTTTATAAGCAGTTCCGGGAAAGCTCCATCAGCATGAACCCTCATATCCCGTTCTTTATCCCTTGACAGGGTAGCATAATAGTATAGCTTCTTATCTGTGAAATAAGCCTTTAATTCTGCTGATGTAAACTCTATCTTTGCCATGGTTAAATTTTTAAGCGGCCTGGAGCCCACTCTTTTTTAGATTTTAGTTTAAAAAGATATGGCATCCTCAGTTTATTACAAACCACCTTCATAACGTTGTCATACGTCCGTTTCATTATAGGGCTTGCAGCGTTACTTCCAAAACTAAGCAAAAAATATTCATTATATAATACTGACAAGTTCGGCATTATTTCATTGTGCAGGCGGGACCAGTATGCAGGCATGAACTTATCGGGCCGGATATTCAATTTAGCCAATGCAATATTAAAATAAAGCTCAACAGGTATCCATTCCCCTAATTTTCGTATTGTTTTAAGCATTATTTCGGGGTGTAAACGCCTGCAGAACTTAAACACATCCTTTTTTTCAAAGTAAATAGCCTCGGACCTGGTTTGTGGTACCCAATCAACCTGGTACATTTCTTTGATCTCCACAGGTTCTGCCCAAAAATAATATTTCGGGTTTGGGCTGTCGCTGTCACCCTCTGTAATACAGGTGAACGGCACCCCATCCAATGATTCAAACAGTTCAGACGGGCTTTTACCAAGCCATAACATATCGGCATCCAGGCAAAGCGTTTTTTTAAACGGGGTAAGCTGGTCAAGATGCAATTTAACGCCAAAACCAGTGCGATAACCTTCCGGTAGTTCTATTTTATGGTCAAACATCCGTATTTGTTCTGCAGTAAGGTGGCTTAAACTGGTATCACTCCACACAACAGCAACCGGCATATCTTCCACAGACTTTATACTACATGCCAGGTTATATGCCATGTTCCCGTAATTTGGGTGTCCAGTTGCGATTATAATTATCCCTTTATCCATAAGCATTACACAGACTTAAGTAAGTTATCGAGATATCATTTGATGAGGCTACAAAATATAACGGGCTTTCACTGCCAGCGATTATAAGCATACATATTTCTTCCTCTGCTGCGATGCCAAAAGTTTCATTCTGTATTGCTCCTGAACAATCCATATAAGATATTGACTGCGGTGCCGGATCCTCTGAGGGTATATAAGTAACTGTGAAACGACCGCAAGCATCTGCCGCAAACGGTGTTATAGTAAACTCAACCGTAACAGGTGGTGAAAAGCTTGTTCCTGCCCCGCCTGAGCAATCAACAACAATCACAAACGTATATGGTGTTGATGGTGTTAACCCTGTCAGGGCCAGTGTTGATGTTAATTCAGGCAATGTTCCTGATTGTATAGGTGTGCCTAAGTCTGAGGTAAGATAAAGATCCCAAACGAATGACCATGGGGGAGGCACATCCGGGCTCCAATTTATAGTAGCCGTGGTAGGACCATCCACGATGGCCTCTATAAAATCAATAGAAAGAGGGCAAGATGTAGATGTCCCCTGTATGCTACCATAAACATTTGCCTCATCATAACTCCCGTCTGCACAGGTTACCCGATAGGTCGCTATAAGGACACTTTCAATATCAGGGCATGGGTTTATAACTGTTGCTGTTAGTATTCCTTCCGGTGTGATCGTTACAGCGCTAAAATAAAGTGTGTTGTAAGTAACCAGTGATACCGTGAACGGATTGCAGCAAATTGAATCGTTCGCGGTCAGATTATCCGGAAACTCATTTGTAGTTCCTTCGTTCCAAACCTCATCTGTGGTATCATCAACGCAAACGACCTGGCTAACCTCTTCGCAGGTTTGGCAATTGTTGTTCGTTGCATTGAACGGCGTAATCTGTACAACAAAATTAGCCTGCGCTATCGGGTAGTTTAAAAAGTCCTGCCAATCAATACCGTAATCAGCATCCAAAACAACATTGGATAAAAGCCGTTCATTCTCTATAGATACCTCGTCATGCGATAAGGCAATAACTAATTTACGGTGCCAATCTTCCGGTAGTTGGTCTGTTTTGCCTTCGTATGTATTACGCACGATCATTGACAGCACTTTTGTAGTACCATCTGCAAGCCTGAATGTATTGCGCTCGACAGGGTATTGCGGTTTGGCAAACATTATGGGGAGTCGTATGCGGTTTTTAAACATTATTGTTTATATTTGTTTCATCTTTATATTCCATTTTTTAGGATTTAAAAAGACTGTTTCCACGCCGGGCTGTTTATACAGAGCCGGCCTTTTTTATGTAGTCAGACTTTTTAATTCCCTTATACCTTTCGGATTGCCTTTTTCGTGCTTCATCAGACCATTGCCTTTTTCTTACAGTTCTCGCCTTTACGGATGCCGTTCTTTTGGCAATAGTTTCAGGGGGAATTGTTTTACCTAAGTTAACATGTCTTAACTTTTCTTTTGTTTCATCAGACAATTTATGGCCTTTACTTTTATAGACACCAGACATGCCTTTATCCCATGGGATATTACCCTTTTCTCTTCCAACAACGTTAGTTTGCAATGCACGTTTTGCTTTAATTTTAGCCTTTGCCTCATCGGTGTGGGTAGCGCCTTTTCTGGCTGATGGCCTGCCACGAAGTTTAGCAGCATGTTTTTCGATTGTCTCTGCTGTTGGCTTATACCCAAAATTGCTGTCTTTAGCATCTGAAATATTTAATAACAAAACGCCTGCTGACCTGTATAAATCCATGTACAAACTTTCGTATTTTGATATTGTTTCTTTTGCAACATCTTTAGGCAATTCGTGAATAACTTTAAATAAATGATTTTTGTACCCATACTTTTTAACTGACCTACTTATAAGAGATATACTTCTTTTTGTAGGCCACTTATGGTCACACCAACGGCGGTTTATGTTTATACTTTGCCCTATATAAACCCTTCCTGATGGTGTCGTTATTTTGTATATTCCTACCATAATTATTTATCGAATTACTACTATTCCTGAACTTGGACCGCCCGTGTCAATATTTATCATCGTCGGTGGGTATGTATCAAAAGCAGCTGTAATGCCCATATTCAATAATTGCCCGGTGCCGTCATAAACCCAAACCTGCACCGTAGGAAATACCCCGTATTTATTGGACAGAAACGCCGTATATGGTATTGCCAGCGTTGCCACAGATGCGAACGTTACAACCGTAGGGCCGCACTCGATAGTATCTGAACCTCCACCTTCAATATCACCACCATAACAATATTTGAATCCAAAACCGTCCTCATCATTACCGTATTCAACCACAGAGGTAAAACAATCGCTACCAATGCGCTCAAAACAATTGCTGCATGATACCAGCGTTTCCAGAGGATAACCGTAAGGTGTTGCTTCGATAGTTACCTGTATTTTAAAACAACTACCTACTGTTACAGGACCGGTGAATCCCGGCAGTCCATGACTCCAATTATAAAGAACCTGCGTATCTGATAACCTGAATCGTTCTGGTTTTTCGGCAAATGTTAATAACGGATCCGTGCTACACTCTGAAACAAGCGAAACAGTTATTTCGCTGCCGTCCTGCGTACATAAACTATCAACCTCGTCTGAAGTACCTTGCACCACAAACTGAAAGTAAATATCCTCATCCTGGTAAACCGGCAGGCAGTAATCAATATTACCCCAAATGCATAAAGGCGCTGCAGCCGATTCACCGAAACGGATAAATGAGTTTGTGGGGGATATGATTGTTATTGCCATTTCTTTATTAATGTAAACGTCGCCATTCCTTGCGTTGGCTTATACTCGATCGATTTAATGTATGCCTTTTCGAAGTTACCATTTCCACACTGTACTTCCAAATATCCGTAGGGGCTCGCTTTAATTGATAGGTAATCTGCAATGCTCAAAGGATATTCAAATGTAATGGTTTCAGTTTTATAAACTGGTACCCATTCATCCCCGGCAAAGTCATCTTTATGCAGATCGGTATTTTCAGCCAGAATTTTATTATCTAACTTACATGGATCACCTGCCTCCAATTCTCCCTCAGCTAAATAATTACCTTCCCCGAATGTAAAGAAAATTTTGCTTATTGTATTACTTAAA